GGGTTTACTCGTTCCGAGGATATCGTCACCTTCTCGCCGGGGTCGATGTTGTACGCGAGTTGGAGGCATTCAGATTTGGAGATGAGCTTGTATCGTGGTGCCAAACTTCCAGTGGGTGACCACTTACTCGACGTACACCGTGTGGAGGTGGATGATCGAGAACCTTGGATTGTTGCCTGTGGATATTTGGATCCTGAACAACCTATGGTCAGTTTGACTACAGCTGAGTTGGCGCGGATTGATGCAATTTTGACGGGAGGGCTCGGGACGTCTCCTTCTGCTGAAGAATACCTTCGGACAGTTCGGGCTGTGTCGGCCTATTTGTCGTCCGTTGGGAAATCTTTGGCCCTCCCTGGTGTGCATCGAATTGTTGAACGACGGTTGCGTGTGATTCAACCAGTTCGGTCTCGTGCCGCTCGTGCGGCGGTTCGCGCCAGTGTTGCATCTACGACTGATTACACTGAGGCCCTGACTTGGGCGGTTAGTGCCTTGGTGTCGATTTGTTTGTTTCTGATCATGGCTATGTTCCGGGCCCCGTCTTGGTTGCGCGGTATACTTCTCGTGGTGCTTGGTGCACCGGTGTTGGTGATAGTCGCCGCAATTGCGGTCATAGCCACACGTGTTGGACCTGGTTTGTTGTGGCGCGTAGCGCGTACCTGGATGCTGTCACATCGACCGGATGTTGGTGGTGTCCGAGGTTGGCTTGCGTCGCACGTCCCGGGTTTGGCTTGGTGTGGGTGACAACAATTGGTGGATCCAGATGATGTGATTATCAATGAAGGAATACACCCCATTCCTACACCCCTGGCAACTACATGCCTGGGATATCCTCTGGTTCCACCGGCGCGACGACATAAGATTACCTCGCGGCCGCCCCGCACGTGTGATCGACCGAAGGGTGTCGGTGCGACTTGTGTGGGGCCCGTAGCGGGGGTTGCTTGGGTACCGAATCGTTGTGCGTGCAATGCCGAACACGCTTTGAGTCTGCGTCATGGTGTTGAACCGCCTGTTGTGACCGCTGAATGGTCACATGCCCTATTGTGGGTTGATCGGGCCATATCCGCCTGCCCTTGGTTAGAGCAATCTGTGTTCTGTAATTTCCAAGAATGGTTGGCGAAGTGGCCTCAGTCGAAGCAGGCGGCGATTGTAAGATCCATTGACACAGAGGCAGTGATGCCAGGACACGTGAAATCTATGTTGAAACGTGAGGTGTCGAATAAGAGACCCCGTCGTTTTCGTCTTATCCACTACTATCGAACTCTTCGAACGCAAGCGGAGTACGCCCCAACTTTTGTAGCTCTCCAGAAAGGGTTGTTCTCTTGGGCCAATTCTGATAAGGGGAGGAAAGTGAACGTTACGTTTGCGTCCGGATTGTCTAGTGGTGGTATTGCCGATTGGATGGATTCTGTCGAAAAACGGTTTCCAGCCGGTTGGTTTTACGAACGTGACGGGGAATCTTGGGACGCCACGATGCAACGGTTTCACCACGATTTGAAGATGCGGCTGTATGAAGCTGTAGACGTGGATTTTGCCGCATTTGTAGAGCGTGGTTTCAAAGTCAAGTCGAGCTATTATTTCCCTGATGGTGTGCTACGGTATTGCCTTGATGGCACTGTAAAATCCGGCCACAATGATACCACGTTGGGAAATAGCTTGGTTAATGCGATGATTGCGTATGATTCTCTCATGCGGTTGGGGTATTCTGCTGAGATACTCGTCGCGGGGGATGATTTGCTAGTCGCGCTTGATGAAAATCCGGTTGGGTTACATGATATGGAGGCGACGTACGGGATAAAACCCGTGTCTCGTGTGTTCCGTGATCCTCTGGACGTGTCTTTTATATCTGGCGTGTTCTTGAGGGGGAGTACCGGCTGGCTATTCCTCCCAAAGCTCGGTAGGTTGTTAGCACGGTTGTGGTGGACGGTGAATCCGCCGCCGCCCCGTCGCGTGAATGATTATCGAGCGAGCGTTGTACGTGGACTTCGTTCGGTGGCGGGTAACGTGCCTTTGTATTGTGACTTCTTACGTGAGATTGAAGGTGGGGAATACAATTTGGGTACTGATTACTACGTTAAGTTGGCTAATTGGGGTGGTTCGGAAGTTGGACCGGAGACGACTCGGGGGTTGTGCGATCGTTACCACTTGAATTTTCAGGAATTTGACGAATTGTCTGAGTACTTGCGGAATTTGCCGATGGCGCCCGTCTCATTTAGCAATGCGCTGGTGCGACGGGTCCTGTTGGTAGATCTCGCTGACCTGGTTGATAGGCCGTTGGTGAGCGACCTGAGGGTGGTGCCTAGACAAGATAGCCATGACGACTCCTGTTAGTGGAGACGAAGCTGCGAGCATCGAAGCTCGCATCAAGAACCATTTGTCGTATGCCGGTTTGCCGGACTCAGCGCGTGATTGGTTGTTGCACGCGCTACACCCAGCTGGGACGCATAAACCAGTGGGTGTCCCTGATGAATCGCTGACGCCGGCGGTTCATGCTGACTATCGATCTTCCGTGACGATTGGGGCTCCGCCGAATTTAGCTACGG